GTCAACGGACCTGATACCGGCACAGCGCTGGCGCGAAGCTCCGCATCGGTCAAAGCGCCTGTTACCGCAATGCCACTCGGCGCCGTGATTGGTAAAGGATTGGACGTGCCGATGTCAGTAATGATCTTGGCGTCATCGGCGCCAGTAAATGTAGCCAATCCGACAACCTGCGCTTGCACCGAATCGCCAGAATAAGTGACATTTCTAGACGCAATCTTTGTGCCATCGCCCTGCGTATAGCCTACGTTGTCAGCCATCAGTTCATCACCGTTTCAACGCCCATGGCGCGCCCGTCCGGCCCCCGCACCACGCGCTTAGGCGCCGCCATGGAAGCCGACAATTGCGCCAGCGCCTGCGCTTGCATTTGTGCCGTGCTGGCCTGTTGCTGTTGCATCATTTCAAGGCTTTGGCCCAATGCGGCAAGGGATGCCGCCAATTGCGTCAAGGCGCCTTCATTGCCTTGCACCAGCGCTTCACGGTCAGGCAGTAGCGCGTCCTTGCGGGATTGCGCCATCTCGGCCTCGCGCAAGCCCATCTCGCGCGCTTTCAGATCGGCATTGAAAGCCAATTCCTGCTCGCGCAGCATTAGCTCTCGGCCCTTGATTTCGCCCTCCATGGCAAGCCGTTTATCATCAGCTTGCGCCTTCATCATGGCCGCGTCCGGCTGCTGCTGTTGCGGCTGCTGCGCCATCTGTTGCGCGCGCTGTTCAAGCGCTTGGAAAGCCTGTTCAATCGCGCCCTCAAGCTGCCGCCCAGCCCTAAACCGCCGCGCCAGAAACACCGCGCCTTGCCCCACCACTGGCAGCAATTCCGGCGCTTGCTGCGCCATGGGCAGGCTGCTTGCCATGTAATTGCCCATCGCGGTCAGAAACTCAGTCGCGGCCTGTTTGTCGCCCTGTTCATCAATGGCAATCGTGCTGTCGGTCTCAATCTCAATGCGGAAACTCCGCATTGCATCTTGGCGCAGCAATTCCACCGCCGGCATAAAAGCCTGCTGAAATTCTGGCGCCTGCTCCTGCAAGCCCGACATCAGCGCAATCGTCTGCGGCTGAAAATGCTCGGCAATGATCTCCGCCGTCATGGCGATCAAGTCGCGCGCAAATCGCGCCACCTCGGCCTGTTGTTCCTGCAACCGCAACGCGGCAAACTGCCCCTTGATCTGCTGCGCCGTGGCAGTTTCAGAAGGTGCGGAATAGCCCCGCACGATATCCGAAATGCCCGTGATCTCGTAAATCTGCGCCTTTAGGGCTTGCTCGCGGCCCGTCAATTCACGGATGGTCGCAATTACGCCGTCAAGCGGCACGAAATCCATTACGCCGCGCAAACCGCCCTTTTCGGAAAAGGCCGCCCAAGTAGTGACCGGGATCAGATGGTTGTCTTTGCCTTCTTGGAACAACCGCCCAAGGCTTGCATCCTGCGACGCATCAAAAACGCCAGAAACGCGGCAAGCCTCAGTCAGCTTGGACAGGCGATAAGTCACATCGTCCAAGTCATTGGCCTGATCCTTATATAGCAAGAAATCAGGCGTCGGGATTAGACTGTCAGTCGTGATCGTGGCAAACAACGGCTTGGGGCAAGGGAAGAACTCACGCAAGCGCAGCGGATCTTCGCGCTCATCAAGCGGCGCCTCGTAGCCTTTGGCAATCCAGCAAACCTTGCGCTCCGCCTTATCCCAAATCTCATAGACCTCAGCCCGCGCGGCCATGCCATCGCGAAACCGCGCCTCTGGCGTGTCAGGGTTGTCTTGCCGCAAGCGCGCATTAAGCGGCACCGCTCGGCCAATCTCTTCACCAAATCGCTCAATCAATTCGGCGCGCGTCATCTGCACTTTGCGCGCAACCCAGCGCACTTCGCGCCAGGTCTTGGCCGGCGACATGAGGAAATCACGCCACGCCACATAATCGTGCGCCACTTCCTCAAACACCAGCATATCGCCGGGTTTTTCTGGCGTCTCGGCCTCATACTCGGAAGCGTCGTCAGTAATGCCCACGCCCTCGGCAGGCGTCGGCGGCTGCATCTTCTCAAAATGCGGCACATAGCGCAGCCAGGCCGTGCCACGGCCCACGATTAGCCGGTCATCGCGCGCTTGCTTGATCACCTCGTCGAATTGGTCGCTATCAGTCGCAAAAGTGACGGCGCGCTCAAGCACTTCCGCCGCCGTGCGTCCAATCGGGTCAGCATCCTTGAAGCGCCGTTCAACCACCGGTTTTGCGCGGCGCGCGTAAAGCGCAGGCTGCAAGGTCGAGACATTGGACCAAAAGATGTTGATGCGGCGCTCGCCGTCATCCGATGAAGACGCGTTCTTTCGCTCGTCGCGATATCGGTCCAAGCATCGCTGCGCGGTTTGATACCAGTTATTGCACCACTGATCGGCCTGCTCGATCTCGACAATCCACCGGCGGTATTTGCCGGCAGGCGTGTCATAATCAAGATCGTCGGGTTCCTGCGACATTACGCGAAAACCCTCCTGGGGGCAGTTGGCACAATCAAACTAGCCTTGAAGGCATCAGGCATTTTGCCAGCCCATGCCGCGTTGACGTGAAACCCTTGCAGCGATGCGGGCGGCTTGGTCATGACGCCTTGGGGTGTGTATTCTGCCGGGTCATACAACGTGCCGATAACGTCCAGCGCCACGGTCTCAGGCGGTGCGATCTGGCCGCCTTCACGCGCAAAGCCCGCCACATCATAGGCCGCGTCAAAAGCCGCGCGATTGGTGAAGCGGTGGAAGGTGTAGGTCCAGGTCATGCGGTAAGCGCCTGTAAAACGCTGTTTGATAGGCTGGTCGGATAAATCACAATGCGGCGCAAATAAGTGATGGAGTTAGCACCAGCGGAGCCAAAAGATTGAAAACGCAATCTATTCAAAGACGGCAGGGATAGGCTTGACTGCGTAGCTACCGATCCACCGTTAGCGCAATATGCCACGTTGCCACCAGAATACGCGCCTATATGCTTGTGAATGGCTCCAATGCTCAATGTTTCCAATGCAAGATTGGTTGTTGATCCCGAAATTATCACACTCAAACTTGACGTTGGCGCGCCGCTTGTGCGTTGTGCCACCGCAAAAGAGTTGTTTGTTGTTCCATCATCAAGCGCGACAAGCTGATTGATGGAGCCGCCGGCGCCGGAAAGTCTTGCATTCGTAACCAATTCGGCAAAAAGGGAAAAATCAGAAACGGTTGTTATGTTCGCCGTGCCGGTCTCAGCGGCGCGGGTGACAGAAGCCGCGCCGGTGATGATTGGGCTGGTTGCAAAAGTGCCCACCTCGCATTGTGCCACGTCCACCGCAATCACGTCGCCGCTTGTCACCAAACGGAAGCCAATGACCGGGTTAGCGATTGTCGCAACCGGAATTGCAAAGCGCTGCCACGCGGCGGTTAGCGTGATAGCCGTCCAAGACGCGCCGTTGTCTTGTGTTATCTCCACCGTGCCGGTGCCGGTAATGCGCCGCGCGAAGAAGCTGCTCACATGCGAAGCGCTGGCTGAGGTAATGGTTTGCAGCGCCGTCCCGTTGCCGGCCGTGGCGGTCAATCGTGACGCGCTATTGGTAACACCAGTAATGCCGGTGACGTTCAACGCGGCGGTGATGTTTGTCTTAACCCATGCGGTTTGTGTGAAATCGCGCGAATGCAAGGCGATGTTGGTGCGGGCGCCTTCGGTCAGCAAACCGCGCGCCTGCAACGTGGCAGGGTCATAATCAAAGCGCGCAACATTGCTGCCGACTTCCACCAGATTGCCCGCGATGTTGTAATGCCAAGCGGCAGAAGCCCGCGCAATGCTGATGCGCGGATCAAGACCGCCTGCCATAAAATCAAACACGGCGCCGCTGACGTTGCCGCCAGCCCGTAACCGCGTGTTGATGCGCTGGCCCAAGTTAGCGGCCCTGGCCCGCCGTGACGTAAAGCGTCGTGCTTTGCCCGGTCGCGCAGATGGCCGCGATCTGCGCCACGCCTGGTGCCTTGCTGACCACCTTGGATTGCCCCGCACCAATCGGATAGCCCGCCGTGGTGGCGGTCGCGGCAAAGGCAATAAAACACGTCAGCGTGCCCAGGTTCTGCACTTCGATCACGGAAGCCTCAGCGCCCGCCGCCGCAAAGCTGGCGTTGCTGCTGGCGTCGGTCACGGCGAAAGTCAAGGTTTGGCCGGGCGAAAACGGCGCACTGATTGACATGGCTTGAACTCCATCACCACCGCGAAGCGCGCGGCGCGGTTTTCCACAAGTCGTTGAAGGTGGCGGTGTTTGACGCGCCAACCGATACAATCGCTCCCGGCTGATGCACCGGCTTTTGCCGCACCCATGGGCGGCTCATGCAGGCGTAGCGAAGCTCGTCCGGCGCGTGGTCTTCGCCGTCGCTGTCCACATCTTCCGGGCGGTCCGGATCATGCTGCAACGCCGGCAGAGTGCGAATTAGGTCGCGGCATGTGCTGAAAATCAGCAAACCCGGTCCGGTTTCATCACCGCGCAACCTTGCCCGCACTTGATCCCACCCGCCAAGCGCGCCTTGCCGCGACACGCGGGCATTATCCGCCGGGCGGAAGAACACCTTGGCGGCCCGCGCCATGCGCTCGCCGATGCTAGGCCCGCCATCGCTGCTGAAAATGGCCGGATCGGCCACGCCATGCAGGCCGTTTTCAGGCTTTGGGTCGCCCGCCTCACGTTGCGCGATGCCTTGCGCCACTTCCTCGGCAGTCATCCGCAAGCCTTCATTCGGCTTGCCAGTGCTGCCATACCATTCCCGATAACGCACCAGCGCACCGCGCGGGATGTCCGCCAGTTCGCCGTCAGACACGGCCCACCAGCCCACCGAAAAGGGCCGGGCGCTGCCCCAGTCTAAAGACCGGAACCGGAACCAATGCTCAGGCAATTCACGCGGCGCAATGACGTGCCGGCCCATGTCAAACTCGGGAAAGAACGCCCCCGCGATGACGTTCCAATCGCCTTCTAGCCAAGCCCTAACCAATTCAGGGGCACCGCTCGCCCGCAGCCGCGCCACATAATCCGCGCCCAAGTGCCGGTTATCGCCAACCCGCGACGGGATATAGACCCGCTCCAAGCCGCTCACATCGTCCTTCATAACGCGCCAGCCCATCGGCTCGGGGTCAATGTAGCGCGCCCGCACCCATTGGTGCCCAGGGCCGCCCGGATTGCCCGTCAACCTGATCCGGCACGGGACGCCAGAACCTGACCGCAACGTGGCAAACAGCTTCAAGATCGGCGCCGGGCTGGGGAAATTGCCCGCCTCCTCGACATAAACCCGCGTGTAGCTGTGGCCCTGGTAGCTCTCGGCGTCCGCGTCGCGCTCAAGGTAGGCGAAGGTCAGTCTTGCCCCGCCTGGCATCACGCACCGCATGGGGACGCTGGTGAATTGCGCGCCCAATGGCGTGAACAACGCCCGCGCCCGCTCGAATGTCTCCTGCAATTCCGTCCGCGTGCGGCGGACCATCAGGCCTATCGCCTGCTTGCCGTATCGGTCAGCATGAACGGCCCATTCGCCCAACATGCCGTCAGTTTTGC